TGCACCCATTCGCATTTCTTGTTGCAATAACGCTGCTTCTGTGAACGCAGCAGGTGGAACCTCTAGGCCTACACGGCGAATGTTCTGCGGCTGAGCAGTTCTAAGTATTGCATCAGGTCCGAAAGCAAACTCTTGGACATCATTTGGTACAGCAAGTGGTGCGTTAATTGATTTTTCTGCAGCATCCATTGCAAGTTGTGCGAAACGTGCGCGTGCAATTTGTACCCATAGTACATCATCGAATTGTCCGCGTGGTTCGCTGTCAATTCCTGGGCGCATTGCTACACGTACCATCACTTGACCCATTGGGTTAGGGGTGCTGGTTAAAACTAGGTTACCTCTGGTAGGAAGATATAGAAGAATAATATCTTTATCTTCATAACGAACCATTTCAAGTTCGGAATAAAGGTCAACTTCGTCTATTTTGTATCCGTTGAGGATTTCTCTTTCAAATTCTGGGAACTCTACAATAAGTTCAGCAATTGTTTTAATGTATCTTTTAGTGAATGATACGACACGGTTGTATCTATCAAATTCTGGGTATGAACCGAGAGGGTTTTCTACACGTATACGTGGAAGGTTTGTTTCTGTGTCTGCTTCAACAACTATTGGTAGGAAACCGTAGGTTCCGTACCAGTCTGCACCTTGATACATTTGTGTTTGTAAGCGTGCTATTTGTATGTAGTTGTTTGCAATTAGTGTTTTTGTGTCAGCAAACTTTTTAGCACGGTCTGAGTTAATGGTTGCTGAGCAGTTAAATGAAGGTAATGGTGCTAGTACTTCGGAAACGTCGCGTGCTGCAACGTCAACAAAGTTGGCAATCATAGCCTTTGTTGCACCTTCAGGGAACATTTCTGGAAACACGTTTACAAGGTTGCCCCTGCGTACTTCAAGAACGTCAGCCATTCGTGCATCACGGCTTTGGTTGCGGCGTTTTAATGCTTCAACTTTGGCTGCAATTTTTGTTATGTTTATTGACACTATTTACCTTTTTTAAACTTCTTTTTGTTCTGATAGTACATAAAGTTACTTGTACCATCAGGGTTGGTTTTGTTTTGGCTTTGTCTCATTTTTTCAAGACTTTGTTGTACTACTGAAGTATTTGGTTTACTTACTTTTTTTTTGTTACTTTTCGAACGTTTTTAGATTGGACAGGTCCAGTGTAAGTTACTGGTCTGCCGCCTTGTGTGCCAGATAATTTTTTGTTAACTAAAACTTTTTTCATTTGTTTAATACCAGGTTCAATTTTAACTGCTTTTACTGGTTTAAAATTACGAACAGCAGAAGAAACTGCTGCTTTACCATACTTTGCAATTAGTTTTGCGGCAGCGTCTGCTGCACCTTTTTGTACTTTAGGCACTATTATTTTCCTTTTCTGTTATACATTTGATTGTAACTTTTTCTTTGAACTTTTACTTTCCTAATTTCGCCTCTAAGTTTATTTACTTGAAACTGACTTTTTCCTTCTGATTTTGCTTTCTTTAAATCTTTCTCTAAACCTGTGATTCTTTCATCAAATTTAGAATTGTTTACTCTAGTGCGTTCTGCTTTACTTCTAACACCCATACCAGGAATAGGTAAACTTGAACCCCTGGAAGTTTTAGTGACTTTCTTTTTAACAACCTTGGCAACAGCGCGAGCAGCCTTAGCCCCAGTAATTATTTTTTTAGGACCAGGAACAGGTAATGCTAGTTGTCCAATGTTACGTGCAATATTTGCAGCACGAGGAACAACTTTGCCTGCAGCCTTACTCAGTTCATTAAAAGCCTGATTGGAAGGGTTGAAGTTAACGTTTGAACGTTTAATGTATTTTTTTGGTTTTGCCATATAGAATCCTTAGTGGTAAAACATTTCTGATTGTTGTTCAGCAAACGCTTCATCAAGGTCAACAATGAATCTGTTTGCTAATTGTTTTCTGCTAGCCCAACGTGAGGTCATATAGTTTGTGGTGGAACCTGAACGTTCAACCCATTCCCTTATAACTATTTCACAGAACCATAAAGCCATAACCATATCAAATGGTTGACCTTTTCTCATATCTGGTTTCCAAACAATGAGTTGGTTTATTAAAGCCTTAACGCCTTCACTATTGGTAGTGGAAGGTAAATTTATGAGGTTGGAGTTTCTAACGAATTTGTCTTCGTTAGTTGTTCCAAAAAGCGGAGCCATCGATGCAATGCCAAAATTGACGTCCCATTTGTTGTTACCAGTGAAGTGCTCACGAAATACGATTCCACGAGAAGCAAGAAAATCACGTATCGCTTCGTCTTTCGTAAGGAATAACTGAAACGCATTCTTCTCCACAACTACAACGTTTGGTTGATATTTTAAAACCCAGTCTTCAATTAGTCGCCTAATTTTTTCTGGCGTAGGTTCGGTCATATTCATTGCGTCAAGTATGTATCTTTGTTTGGTTTCAACATTCACAGCCACAACGGTTGCTGCTGTTGCACCAGACATTGCAGGGTCAATGCCCATAACAATACGAAACGTTCCATCATCAGGATGACCAGGTGAACCTAAACGTATAGGACCAACTTTACGCATACCGTTCACGGAACTTTGAACACACAAAGGTGGAAATATGGAATCTTCTTCAACATCTTGTTGTTGGTATACCATAGCCCAAGTAGAGGGTGTGACTTCTGAGCGCCGTTGGTGAAGTGCAAGACCATCCCACTTTGGATAGAGTCCATCAGAATCAGGTGTGGTGTCTTCGTCACCGTCCCAAGGACGGTCACTTCTAGACCAGAGCGTCACCCAGTCGTCACAGTTGTCCGCAATTTCCAAAACTGCTGGCATAGCCAAATAGGTGAAAGGGGTTTTGCCCCCAGACCAATGTTCTGGATTGCGAAGTTCGCGGTATAAATCATTTGATGCAATACGTGTTCCTACTATAAGTAGTTTACCGTTTTTACCAAGACGTGTGATAACTTCTTGTTGCAACCATTTGATTTGCTTTTCGTGCTCGTGCGCGTTAGCACCAGTAATAACATCATCAAGAATAATGAGGTCGGCGCGTGCACCATAAATTTGTCCACCCATACCAAGGGCTTGAATTGTTGGGTCTTTTTCAGAGGAGTCCCTAGCCTCAGCACCAAGATAAACTGTGTCAGTGCGCCAAGTATCAGCGTCTTCCTGCCAACCACCTTCAGGACCATACATTGCTTGCAGTTTCTGCCAACGAGGATGGGACAAGCGTTGCTTAATAGCATACACAAATTCGCGTGCCTTATACAAAGTCTTAGACACAATGATAATACGAACGTTAGGGTTAAGCGCAATCCTATAAGTCGAATAGTTAATTGTCACAGTAGTGGACTTGGCGTGCTCAGGGGGAATATTAATCAAAACCCTATTACGAGACGCAGCCTCATACACCATAGAATCGTGCAACCAGGCAGGTTCCCCTTTTTCCAACAAAGAAATAAAATTCTCTTGATGGGGAAAAACCTTCATATCCAAATACTGCTCAGAAAATTCTTTAAAGTCTATATCAAACTTATCAGACGACTTCTTACCAGCCCTAACCTCATCCCTAGAGATACGAGCATCATCCAAAAGTTCGCGAAATTTTTTATCAGTCTTAGTCCAATACTTCACCGTGTCAGGCTTAACCCCAGCCACCTTAGAAGCATCAGCCACCGTCATCCCAGACCCCAAAGCCTTAAGGAAATCATCCTTCCTTTGGGCACTCAGTTCCCTAGTATGGTGCGCATCCCCAGCCTTAGCCGACATATTATAAACCACCAATATTATATTATATAAGGAAATCGCAACAAGCGATTTCCATTAAACACTACCCCTTTCGCCAGGGGCGTTAGGCGAAAGCAATAATAATAAAAACCCTTACACTATATCTAACCTGTTACCAAGCAAAAAGGTAACACATTTATACCAAAAAAGTACATAATTGCAGGTCAGGCAGGGTCCAAACAACCACCAAAAGTTACAGAACAGAGGAACAGGGCAGTGGTATTTGTTGTATTTAACACTCTGGGGTCTGTTTATTTACCCACTAAGACTAGGCATTAGGTAACAATTAACTAAACAACTACAACTAACTAAGTAGTAACTGTTGTCTATCCTGTTATTAATATCGGCGCATTAGTTTAATTAGTTTAATTAGTTTCATTAGGGCTTATTGTTTCTATTAGAAACTGAATTGATTTATTGATTGATGAAAACTTATTTATGTTTCTATTAGAAACTCATTGAAGAATTACGCGCCATTTAGTTAGGGCATTAGGTCGGGAATACCCCCACTATTGAATGGGGGAATGGTCATCTGGTACGCTCTTATTGTCACACCATTATGGAATGAGAATGGGCTTAGCGCCTCGCTCGCTTTAATCGTGAACCACGACAAAATGAAAGAAAACTCAATAGCGTTTATTGTGCCATTCTTAGGAATTGTTTCTATTAGAAACAGTTTCTAAGAATGACCAAACTGGTCATTCATTAACTCACTCGAAAGGTGAAAACAATGAATACAAAAACAGAAACACTAACTCACGAGAAAATCGTGAACGCATTAAAACTGGTTCAAGAAAATGAACAGAAACTTAATGCAGAAAAGTCAGCACTTAAAACTCAAATCAAGGAATTGAATATGGGCTTTAGAAAAGTGCAGAAAAGTGTGACTGGGAATCTTCCAGCAGTTTCTTTAATGGTGAATCAAGGAATCACTCAAAATATCACCACGAATGGAAAACTAACTCAAGATTCTGGCGTCTCTAAAACTACGATTAGCAGATTCGACTGGATAGGTGCCACACTCTCAAGGGTGGGCATCACTAAAACCAGCGAGAAACTAGCCGTTAAAACTCTTAACGAATTGTCTAAAAACAATTTAGGGAAAAGTCATTTAGAAACAATAGAAACTATTGAAGACTGGAAGAATCTTCTATCAGTTGTAAAGGAACCTAAGGCTAAAAAACTAGACTTAGAAACAGTAAAGAATGCAATTTTAGAGGGACAATTTAGCACCTCAGAATTGCAAGAATTAGGTGCAACAGTTTCTCTACAACTAAAAAACCAAGCACAATAAACGCAACACAAGAAACCCCCAGTCTAAAAAACTGGGGGTTTTTTTATGTCTGTTTCTATTAGAAACACGAACCAGCAGATACGCTTATTTTTTCCTGTTGTTGTGCGTTGTTGCTAGTTTTTATTCCTGTCGTTGTTCGTTGTTGTGGTTGTTGTTTTTGGGGCTATTGTTTTTGGGTTGAACCTGTGGTATACTTGTAGTATCAAGTGAGAGGTGGGACTATGGCTATTCCAACGAGTAAAGTTATTCGTACTCGCTCTATTGCCTTTGCTTCAAATAGGAGTAAGGCATTGAGGAACCAAGCGCACGCGACTAAACCTAAGTGTGGTCGTGCTGTGCAATCTTATGACCCAGAAAAGTATCTTAATTTTTGGGTGAACAATCTTGTTTCTATTAGAAACGAGAATGATAATGACTAACGGAAATAAGTTAGTTGATATTCAACTTGTTTGGACTCGTGTTGATGAGTCCGAGCATTGGTATGAAAACTATCTAATGAAATGTCAGATGTGTGAGTGGCGTTTCATTGCTGAAAGTTTTGATGCTATTCGTTGTGAGGTTGAGGAACACCTTGAGGGGGTGCATAACTATGTGTGACAATAAATACTATGACAGGTATGAGGGTGAGATGGATAAACTTTTGCGTGAGATTGCGAACGAAGGTTCAGCCGACTCAATGGAAGTTGATACATTTATGAAGTCACTCGGACTTGACCAAGAAAAAAACAAATGAGTGGGTTGAGTTGGCACGACTGGTATGGATATCCCAAACCAGAAACTAGGAAGGATGAGTATGGAAAGCAAGACGCTGGAGATGACGATAACTGATGACGGCTATCGTTATGTTGCTGGAATGTTGATTGCTAATGTTCTGGAGAATGTTAGGACACGCAAGGACTGGGCAATAGGTGACGCCACTGTTCTAGTTTTGGGTGCAATAAAGATTGCACGCAACCTACCAGAAGCAGAGTTTGACCTATTGATTTCGTCCCTTGAGGAAAGGTATAATGTATGAGAGACGATGAACGCATTGTCTTAGGAACTTACACGCTGACCAAGCGTGGAGAGCGAGTGCTTATTATCACAGCAACTTTGTTGTTGATGATTGTGGCTGTCGCTGTTGGAACCATAGAAACTATGTAAGTTTCTATTAGAAACAGAAAGGAAAGAAAAGGTGGATACAGAAGTGGACGAACCAGAATCAACGTGTGATAGTTGTGGTCTAACCGAAGCCGACAGTGGTTGTGACCTAATCGTACTTGATGATGGTGAAAATCATTGCACATCTTGTTTAAGTACTTGCGATGCTTGTGGTGAATGGTACAAGTATAACAGCGCAAGAAACTATTTCACTGATGTGTGTCAAGATTGTCAGGATGACCATTTTGGTTGTCCGAATTGTGACAAGACAACACACTACGATGACAGTGTTTCCTCAACAGATAGCGAGGAGACTTGGTGTTCTCGTTGTGCCAGTAGGTACTGGGAATATTGTGGTGATTGTGGCGAATGGTATTCTGATATGGATAACGACCAGTGTGATGACGCTTATCGTTATGGTATCAACGACTACTCGTTCAAACCCACACCGATATTCCATTACAAACCAGAGAAACCAAGCCAGACTTTCTTTGGTTTCGAGTTGGAAGTTGAGGCTGTTCACGAAACCATCAGTCGTGGTGTAGATATTATTCGTGAGCACGCAACTGATGAACTGCTGTATCTAAAAGGTGACGGCAGTCTTAATGATGGCTTCGAGATTGTCACCCATCCGATGACCCACGACTGGGCTATGGAGAAGTTTCCTTGGGAGATGATAGAGAAACTACGACGAGCAGGTTACAGGTCTTGGGATACTGACACCTGTGGTCTACACGTTCACGCTTCTCGTACCTCGTTTGTTGATAGGTCACACTTATGGAAGTGGACATATCTTATCAACAAGAATAACAAAGAGTGTATCGAGTTGGCTGGACGCAACAGTCACTATGCACAATTCTATGGTGTCAAACCCACCAGTGATATTGTGTTGAAGAAAGCAATGCCACGAGAAAGATATGTGGCTATCAACCTGAACCCTAAGCACACTGTTGAGGTGCGCATATTCAAGGGTTCGCTACGCATACCAAGAGTTAAGACTGCGTTAGATTTTATGCAGTCTACTATTGAGTTTGCTAACAAGTTAACAATCAAAGAAGCCAGTGTTGGTAACACTTGGGGTATGTACCGAGATTATGTCGGCGAGCATAGCCACAGGTTCGAGAACCTACACTTGCGTCTTAACGCAGATAAACTAACTGATTCAATGAGTTAGTTTCTATTAGAAACACACAAGAAAAGGAGAGAGTATGTGTTTATTAATGGTAGCAAAACCAAACGCAATGCCAACCGATAACGATTTGGTGTGCGCTTGTGCTAACAATCCAGATGGGTTCGGTTATGCCGTTCACACTGGTAAAGAAATAATCACTGGTCGTGGTATGAACCACGATGATGTGATAGATAGGTTCCTCACAACTCGTGAGAAACATATGAATGGGTGGGCAATGTTCCACGCAAGGATGACAACGCACGGAGAAACAGTTAAAGAGAACTGTCATCCGTTTCGTGTAGGTGGTAGTCGAGATACTATCCTTGCACACAACGGTATCTTAAGTAATGTCAAGATACCAACAGGTGACAAGCGTTCAGACACGCGTGTGTTTGCCGAGGACTTACTGCCCAAGCGTCTCAACATCTTAGATAGTAAGAAGAAGTTTAAGAAGTTAGAGAAGTGGGCTGGTGGTTCTAAGGTTGCTGTGTTCACAACAGATAAACGATTACAGAAAGCCGTCTACATTATCAACGAGAAGTTAGGTAACTGGGATGATGATGGCTTGTGGTGGTCTAACAGTTCGTACAAGCAATCGTATTACACATACCCTAAGTTACCGACAAGTCGTTGGATACCGTCTTACGATATTGCTAATGGTACCAGCAAGTATGTTATCAATGGTGAGGATATGACCGAGTTCGTTGAAGAAGGTATGGCGTGTAGTTATTGTGCTCACTTCTTCGGTGAACCAGATTTCTTTCACGGATACTGTCAGACTTGTTGGACTTGTATAGAATGTCAGGACTTCGAGGAAAGTTGTATGTGTTACCGACCAACATACAAGATGAACAAGATGCATCCGTATGACCTAGCATACGATGATAGTTTCTAATAGAAACAGGTGATGATATGGGAAACAAAGCAAGACCTATTGGGTTAGATGAACAACAGGCTAGAGATTTATACAACAAGGTAGAGAGTATAATTCTTAGAGACCATAGTTTTCTAAAACAATTAATGGAAGATGTCGCTGGTGCACAACCAGAGATAGTAAACACAACAAAGAAAAGGTGGTACAAGAAATGATAGATGAAAACATTGACCCACGAATGGCAATAGGTCAGGTGTTACGTGAGTTAGACCCAAAGGATGTCGATGCTTTTATGGCAAAGATAACCTCTGCTGAAAGTAATGTTGAAGCATACAAGATATGTATGGACACATTGATGGGGGCGAATAGCAATGGCTAAGTGGGAACTACCAACAACAACACTGGAAAGAATAAATACTTTCGCTTGTGATGTGCTGATAGAGTTCTCTGCCTTAGAAAATGATACTGATTTTATTTCTAAGTTAGAGGAACATAACTTGTATTATGATTTCGATAGGGCAAGTTACTATCTGCAACGCATCAAAGATTATTCGTCTGCCTTTTTGTACGCGTACGAAAGGGAGATGGATAATGCTTGATGTTATTCTGGGTGAGAAAGCAAGGGATGCTAAGTGCTTTAATCACCCAGACCCTGACTGGTTTCA